AGGTGCGTCATGATTTTCTCGACCCAACAGCCCACTTGGTTGGCCGACATCCATGCGTATGCCGGTTGGGTGAGTGACAAGGGCCGCCATGTAGAACCGAGTTCCCTGGTGGCGTTTGGGATTCCCATTGATTCCCGCTACGGCAAGGTTTGGGAGATCGTGGAAATGCTGGCGTTTGCCCACCTTGCCGCGCAGGCAGGCGTTGCGGGCTACGTCGATAGCGTGTTCTTTGATTCCCAGAGCGGCTGTTGCACTGTTCAATTAAAGCCTGGCGCGGAACGCCATCCTGACGTGGTGATGATCATTGGTGAGTGCGGAGACCGTACCTTGTCTCAGTTCACCATGGATGAGACGTGGACCGTTCGCGGGCGAGGGTGTCCCGAATGACCCCGCACCACGCCCGTGAAATCTTCTCTTCCTGGAAGCCAGACCTAAAGGCGGCACTCAAGGGCGCGGCGCTGCGCAACCACTGGCAGGCCGATGATTGGCCGTACCACGTCGCCCTGTGCGTGGAGGCGCTGATTGAAGGCCGCGCTACCGAATCTGATTTGATCGCTGAATACCAACTCCCTATCCCGGAAATGACTCATGAATGAAACCGTACCGCTCTACACAACGCCGCGCGCCCGCCAGGAAGGCGGCGACCATTACCTCAACATGGGTATCCAGCCGTGGGACGCCATGCGGTGCTGGCTATCCCCCGAGCAATTCACCGGGTTTTTGTTAGGAAACTGCATCAAGTACATCGCTCGCTTCAACGCCCGTGCGGACGGCAAAGGCGGCTTGCCCGACTTGCTCAAAGCCCGGCATTACCTCGACCAACTGATTGCTTTGGAGTCCCACGAATGATCCTGCCCGTCAAACGCCTGACTGATACCGCCCGCCTGCCGTCCCGCGCACATCCCGGCGACGCCGGGCTGGATTTGTACGCCGATGAATCTGTGATTGTGTGCGCTTCGTGCCGCTTGCTCGTCAGTACCGGGATCAGCGTTGCCATTCCGCCGGGATACGTCGGGTTGATCTGGCCCCGCTCCGGGCTGTCCGCGAAACACGGCATTAGCGTCGATGCGGGCGTCATTGATGCGGGCTACCGTGGCCCGGTGAAAGTGCTGCTGACCAACAGCGACGAGCATGAATACACCGTTCATGCCGGCGACAAAATCGCGCAACTGCTGATTCAGCCGGTCGCGCTCATCCCGCCCGTCGAGGTGGACGCACTGGACGCCAGCGAGCGGAACGGCGGCGGATTTGGGAGTACCGACCATTGACCGCCAAAACGGCGTTTTTAGCAGCGGTTGAAAATGTGGTGGCCCGTTGCCTTGTCCCCGTGCCGTCCGGGCCGTTAAGGGCGCTTTCTGAGGCTTTAGCGACGGGTACGGAAGCGGTTGAATCCGGCACTGAAACCGGGGAGGAATTAGAGCGGCTGTGGGAGGTGTACGACGCCGCCGAAAATCTGGATTGGAGTTTCTGGCCGGCCACCGACGAGGGCAGTCAGCAGGCGCTGGTCAATGCCGATACCGTGCAGTCCCTCGCCGATGCGCTCCATGCCTACCGTGTAGCTGAAAAGGAGCGCACATGACGCCCGTTGGCCCGCGTATCGCCACTTGCACGGGTTGCAAGGCGCAAATCCGTATCCCGGATGACGCCAAGCCCGGCCATCGGGTCGTTTGTACCCATTGCGGCACCCGATATTACGCCTGGCAACTACTGGCCCGTGCGCAGCGGGTAGAGGAGCAGTCCGATGAAGGTTGAATTCATTGATAAATTAGGAAGCGACCTTGCGATTGTCAACGCGGCCCGAGTCAGCATGGACAAACACCATGCTGAATTCGACCCGGACAGCGATACCCGATTGTTGCGGTACTTGGCGAGAGAAAAGCATTGGACGCCCTTCGCTCATGCGCAAATCTCCTTGCGCGTATCAGCGCCGATCTTTGTAGCCCGGCAACTGGCGAAACATCAAATCGGGCTGGTTTGGAATGAAATCAGCCGCCGGTATGTTGACCATGAACCGGAATTCTATACGCCAGCGGAATGGCGAGAGCGGGCTGAGAATGTCAAGCAGGGCAGTGGTGATGCGATGAAGGAGCAAGGCGTAGCGCGAATGTTTTATGAGCAAGCGCTATTAGAGGCTCAGGATCAATATCGGCATTTGTTGGGTATCGGCATTTGCCCGGAACAGGCCCGGATGATTCTGCCTCAGTCTATGATGACCACTTGGATTTGGACGGGCAGTTTAGCCGCGTTTGCCCGCGTTTGCGGGCTGAGACTCGATAGTCATGCGCAATCGGAAACACGGGAGATTGCCGTGCAGATTGCCGAGATTTGCGCGATCCATTTCCCTGTTTCATGGGCCGCACTCAACCCGGAAAAATAGACCTGCTAACAGCAGGAGAGTGATGTACAATCAGCATTCCCCTATCGGTGGGTATCGGTATGAAAGGCACTTTTCAAAAAACCGTCGAGAGCCATGCCTTGGCGTGTCAAACCTGCGCTTCTTTCTGCGAGGATGACCCCGATATTTTCTACTGCACACTCCAACAACCGGAGTTTCCCGCGCTATGCGAGCAGTATCAGCCCACCGATCAGATTGCACCCTTGAGAACCGAGTGGGGAGTGCCCGATGAGCGCGTATGACAGCATTCCCTTCTTACGTTCGCGGATTGCCATGTTTTTGAAAAGCGGCGCGGGCGAACCTTCGGCGCGAGCCTTGCTGGAAGACGCGGCAGACGTGCTGAGACAGGCGGAACAAGCTCTCCGTTACTGGAGACAGCGAGCCGAACAGGCCGAAGCACTGAATCAGGCCGAACAGGATGATGGCAAGTGAGCTATGACGCTGAGAAGTTGCGCGCCGAGTTGATCCGCGACGAAGGGTTGCGGTTAATGGCCTACCGCGACACGTTAGGCAACCCGACGATTGGCGTCGGGCATTTGATCTTGCGGAATGAGAGTTTCAGAACGATTACCCATGAGCAAGCGATGGCGCTGCTGGATAGCGATATTGCGATTGCCGAACGGCGACTGAGTAACATTTTCCCTTCGTGGCGTTCGCTTGATGAAGTACGGCAACTGGCAATGTTGAACCTTACTTTTAACTTGGGTTACAAGTTGGCGGACTTCAAACGTTTTCTCCATGCTGCGAAGTCCGGTGATTGGGACAAAGCCGCTGATTCCCTGATTCAGTCGCGCTGGTACAAACAAGTTCGTTTGCGCGGCCCAAGGATCGTTCATTCGATTCGCACTGGGCTGGCGTGGGAGGGCGAATGAGCTTCGTGAGCGACGAAGATTGGGGTTACATCGCGGATTATCCGATGTTCCCTGGCGATATTATGAAGTGCAGGCAGGATGCGTGGTGGTTAGCCAAGATTCTGCGGGCTAAATACGCGCTGGCCGGGCAGGATTTAACGGGTTGCTTGGATTCGGGGTTGCTGTAATGATTGAGGACAGCGCACTACCGACCATGAATCTCTATTATCTCGTACTCCGTGATTTTTTAGAGGGTGAAAATCTCTATATCAGTTTTTTGACTTTGAGAAAAAAAGAGCTAGTGCTTGATTTTTACGGTTGTTTGGACAGTGAGTTGCTTTAATGATTATTGAACGTCCTTCTCACGAAACAATTATTGCTACGGCTGACTGCAAATATATCGCTGCGGTTGAGGCGTTGTATGGATCAGAAGAGGCTGACGCGATTCGCTATGTGCGTTTTGGTGATGTAGGGTTTAACGACGCCATCAATCTGTATCCTGATGAGTTTGATGGATTTCGTGAATTACTGAATGAAGTGGAAGCGTATCTAAAGAACACTCGGAGTTGTGATGAACATCAACCTTCGTGAACCCTCCACCAAACGCGGCATCGTGATGCTGATGACCGGCGCGACGGTCTTGCCGCGTGCGGATCTTTTCTACTTGTGTATGGAAGATATGGATACGGGCCGCGAGGCATTAGCGAGTAATCTGGTAATGGATGCTATTGTGTACCGTTGCTTGGAGATTGCAGTCGATGCGGTGGGCTGTTTGGATTCGGAGTTATTATGACGTACTCCACAGAGATTCTGACTCACTTCCAGTGTCCCGCCTGCGAAGGTTGGTATACTGTAGCTGATCATCATATCGTGCAGCAAAAGCTTAAAAGCCACTATTGCGTACATTGTGGCAATCAACAATCGAATGCTTGTGTTGCGCGGGATCAAATCGCTGTCTTGCAAAACGTGATTGCTACTCTGCAACAACAGGTACAGATTGAATCTGGTTCGTACCCTGCTTCACCCTGATCAAACAACTGACAGAGTTGTGGAGTCTCTAATTGAACATCAACCTGCGTGAACCCTCGACGAAGCGCGGCATTGCGATGATCATCACCGGGTGTACGGTGTTGTACCAGACGATTTGGGGGTCTGGTCAAATGAATATCGATGCGCTGTTCAGCCGCGTTGATTGGTGGTTGGGTGTTGGGCTGAACATTGTTGGGATGTTCGGATTACTGCCCGATAGCCCGCCGCGCAACCCGCAGGAACGCACCCGTGCTACAGATTTACCCTCCATCGAATTACAAGGTCGCTCGGAGTCAACTGGCGAAGATCGGCCTGATTCTATTGTGGATCAGCCTGAGCGGGTGCCTCCTGCTGATCGCCGGTTGCGCCTGGACGTGCCACCCGGCCATCGCACTCAACCCGAAAGCGATGAACGGGGGAGTGATGACTCGTGGCACGGTTTTAATGATCGCTGAAAGCTGCGGTTTCAGTTGTGAACGAAAATTTTAATTCTTCTGGAGAATAGACATGCGTTTATTGATTTTAGTGAGTGCGTTGTTAGTGTCCATGGCCGCGAATGCGAATTGCAATCAAGGGTTTGGTCCCGGCGGCTGTGTGCCGGATGCCCCTGATCCTACTGGCCCTGCGGAACTGTGTATTCTCGACTGCAAGCCGGTGCAGTATACGCAGTTTGGACTCTTTGCCTTGGCAACGAGTACGCTGGCGAATGGCTATAGTGTTTTAGGCTGGGCCGGGCCATGCCAATTGGACAATCTGAGTCTTTGCCCGGATATTTACAACCAAGCGTTTGAAGATTTGTATATCGCGGCACAACGCGCCAATCGGGCGCAGTATCACTAATCGGGCGCAGTTTTTTCGATAACCGGGCAATTTGTCTAAGGAGAAGTCCTTGAACGCATTCCTTTTCGCGGCTTTGCAAACGTTAATTAAAGCCATTGTCGGTTCGCTCAATTACGAGCGAATCAAAACGATGGTGGCGGATACGGATGCAACGGCCTTGTCCGGGGATGAGAAGCGGGCGCTGGTGGTCACGGAGGCCCGCAACGTCGGGCTGGCGGTGGGTTATGCGCTGCTGAATCTGGCGATTGAGACAGCAGTGAATAGTCTAAGGAATCAGAAATGATCGTGAGTTCTGAAATTCGGGAAGCGACTCCGCAAGCCAACGGCTCCTTCAACGTCGTTGAGCGGCATACCGACACGAACGGCAAGATTTACGAAATCGTCTACAACGCCGCCGCTGATGCGGATTTGAATGCGATTATGGCCGCGCGAGCCGCTCGGATTGACGCCGATTTAACGGCGAAAGCAGCGGTTGAAGCGGAAGCGCAGAATTACGCTTTGCCATTGACGCATTTGCAGTTCATGACGCGCTTCACGATGGAAGAGCGGGTCGCGATTCGGGCAGCCTCCAAAACAGACCCGTTGATTGATGACTTTCTGGAACTCCTCAAGATCAGCGATTACATCTACCCGACCCATGCGATGACGCAGGCCGGACTCGCCTACATGGTGAGCCAGAATCTGTTGACCGCCGAACGAGCCGCTGAGGTCGGGTCATGACGATCTACTATGTCGATTCAGCAGCGACGGGTACGAATGCCGGAACGTCCTGGACGAATGCTTGGACGGAATTGAGTTCGGCGTTTACGAACGTCACCACGGCGGGGGATGTGATCTATATCTCGCATACCCATAACGAACAGCTCGCAGCGGATACGACCTACACGATTGGCGCGAATCACGTTCAAAGTAACCCGCTGAAAATATACAGCGTGAATAAAACCAACGGCGCGCTGACGAAAGGTGCGTTTGTGGGGCATAACTCATCGAGCCGCTCTATTTACTTTCGTGGGAATCTCGCCGGACTTTATTTGTACGGAGTGACGCTACAAATCGCGGGTAGCACATCGGATACTATTGGTTTTTATGATACTACTGGTATGTACGGTTCGGTTTTTTTAGAAAACTGCTCGATCTATTTAAGTTCCACAGGGGTATCGTGTCGTGTTGCGTTCGGTTATGCATCCAACTCATTAAATAATTTAAAAGCAACGCTAGTAGGCTGTGATTTTAAATTTGGTCACGCGTCACAATATATTCGGATGGGTAATGTTGATGTAACTTTTATTAATTGTAGTATGAGTGTAGGAACGACTCATACTACTGATCTTATAGAAAGTAATTATGGTGGATCAGTAGTGATATTGATCGGTTGCGACTTATCCAATAACGATGTGATTTTCGCCCAAGGGAATTACGGGCGACTCACTGGGTTTTTGCAACAGTGCAAACTGAAATCGGGCTTTACGTTGATTGCGGCGTCGATGACGACAACTTCGGTTGACGCGACACTGTTAGATTGCGACTCGGGCGACGTGCATTATCGCATCGGCCATGCCAATTTTTTGGGTGGGTTGCAAGTCGATACAGGTATTTACTGCAACGACAACATCGCCGACACGGATTTGAGTTGGAAGATCGTCTCCAGCGCCAATGCCTCGTTCACCATGCCGTATGTGACCCCCTGGATTCCGGTTTATCACGCGGGTACCTCGGCGATCACCCCCTACCTTGAAATCCTCCGCAGTGGCAGTTCTACCGCGTTCACCGATGCTGAGGTTTGGGCCGAGTGGAGCTACAAAGGCACTTCTGGTTCTACGAGGGCAACGATAGATCACGACCGTTGCGCACCACTCGGCACTCCGGCGAATCAAACCGCGAGCAGCAAGACCGCGACGGATTGGACGGGCGAGAATGCGACTTCGTGGTTCGGCAAGATCGGGCCATCCTCCAGTTTTACCCCCGCCGAACCAGGCGATTTGTGTTTCCGTATTTGTGTCGGATTAGCCAGTACAACGCTGTATGTAGACCCACAAATTCGAGGTCTGGCGTAAATGGCGATTTCCCGCGTCGGCATTGGCGGTTGGGTTCAATTCGGCAACGAAACGATCTCCCGTGTCCGTATCGTGGGATGGGTGCAGGAAACGGCGAGTGGGGGGGGAAGTACCGTTACCTCCTCTTTTTCCATTGACGCACTGATTCAACGTGCCGGATTGACGCACAGCACATCGATTGATGCGTTATTGCAATCGGCGTTTTCCCGATCACTGTCAATCGACGGGCTGATTGCTGCGGTACAGACCGGCGCGATCAGCTTGGATGCGCTGCTGCAAATCGTGGGAACCCGCACGGTCTCCATGGACGCCCTCCTGCAAGCCACAAAAACCGGCGCGGTTTCAGTGGATGCGCTGGTGCAGATGACGCTCTCTCAGGCGCTATCGCTGGATGCGCTGATTGTGGCAGCCAGCGCTTCGTCTGCATCCGTGAGCCTGGACGCCCTAATTCAGTCGCTCAAAACGGCGGGTGTTTCGGTTGACGCGCTGCTGTCAAAATCCATGAGCACAGCGGCGGTCATGGATGCACTGATTCAGGCCAGCAAAACCGGCGCGGTCAGTCTGGACGCGATTATTGCCGGAGCCAGTTCCACATCCATCTTCGCAGGCTTGGATGCGCTGATTCAAGCGATTCAATCCCAGACGTTGAGTGTCGATGCGCTGTTGCAAAAGGCGTACACCAACACGCTGTCATTGGACGCCTATGTGGCGCTGACCCGCGTCCAGTCTGTGAGCGTGGATGCGCTAGTGCAGTCTACGAAGACCGGTGCAATCAGCCTGGATGCGCTCATTCAGATGACCAGGACGGCAACTGTTTCATTTGATGCTCTGATTCAAGCTGCAAAGACCGGTGCAATCAGCTTGGATGCCATTCTGGTATTCGCAACGCAAGCCAGCATATTGCTGGACGCCTACGTGCAAAAAACGCTGTCTGCGGGAGTCGGATTGGATGCCATTATCGGCGCGATTGCCGACATGATTTTACCGACCGGGCGCGTAGTTTCGATTCCTTCCTCTGATCGCTGGGTGATGGTCACTCACGCTGATCGCTTTATTCAAGTGCAATAGGTGATGTATGGCCGCAACGATTCAGATTCATGAAATGACCACGAACGCCGATACCGGCGTGGATAAAACCTCTGGTACGGTGCGCTTTAAAGCCGTTGCCAGCACCACAAGCACCACGGCGGACGCCAACAATCCACTGGTCGTTCCTGGTGCGGGAACGGCTTACAGCTATGTGAAAAAACTCCGCCCGTACATGGAAGCGCCGCCGAACACCAATATCAGCAACATCCGCTGGTATTCCGATGGAGCCAATGGCTTTGGAACCGGGATTGGTGTGACGGCCAAGAATATCGGAACGACGTTCGGCACGCACTACGATACCGCGATGAGCGGCGGGTCTGACTTGTTCGGCTATACCTCCGGCTCTCCCTTGGACGGCGATGGAACCGATGCCGGGCCGTTTGTCCCTGGCGATGACAATACCTACATTGGCGACATTATCGAGTTGCAGATGACGGTCGCCAGTACGGCGAGTAACGGCGCGTTAAGCGCAGAAAGTTTAACGTGTGCGTTTGACGAAATTTGAATCATGAAGCCCTTGCAAGACCGCTATCAGTGGCAAGCCACACGCCCGGATGAATCGTTGCTGACCACGGGCGGCGATTTATTCGGTACGGTGATGGTCTCACTGATCCCGGAGTCGCCTTTGTTTCCGCGCCATGATTTTACCGGATTGACCTTTTTCCGGCGCTTTGCGAGGGGATTCCTGCAAGCCATGGGTGGAGGATTGCAGGAATACCTGCATTGTATCGTGTGCCAAGAGTGCCGGATTTATTGCCGTTCCACCACCGGCGCGATTCTGATTACACCGCCTGACTATGAGTTGTATTTATCATGTACACCCACTCCAAAAAATCCCCCGTCGTTTTAAAAAATGACCCCATTGACCCGGACGGAACCGACTGGGTGTATTTCAGCTACGGTGATTGGCTGCGTGTGGGCGAAACGGTATCGAGCCATTCTGCAATCGTGACGGGCGGAACCCTCGTTACGGATTCTACGTACCTGGGCGACATGACCGACAGCGAGGGAACGGCGTTGACGGAGGTCTATGGTGTGCAATTCAGTGTCTCGGTTGATGTTGCCCAGGTGATCGTCACTCATCGCAAATCCACCACCACCACCGGGCCAGTGGATTTGGGGCGACTCAACATCGATCACAGTGCGCTGATCAGCGTAAAAACGCTATGACCCTCGATAAAAACCCTCCAGAAACCGGCCTGAACCTCCGGGAGCCTCAATACGCGGGTTGGCGGGATGCAGAGGATACCTCGGCCCGAAATTTCCGGCGCGAGATCGCGCGGGAAGAGCGGGAACTGCTGCGGCAAAATCAGAGTGAGCATGAGGATTTGCGGTCGCGGGTAGATCGACTGGAGCGCAATATGGAGCGCCGTGAGCCGGTCATTGAAGCCGCGAGTACGATGGTGGCCGCCTCCAAGATGGTCAAAGCGGCGATTGTGATTTTAGCCGTCTTGTTGTCCGTCATCACCGGAGCCATTCAGCTTCTCGATAAGTGGATGCAGAAATGACCCAAACGACTTGGTGGAAAAACCATTGCTTCTGGTGCTACCACGTTGCCGCGATCCTGATCTTCGCGTGTCTGGTGTCCGTCCCGTTTTGCGTCTGGCTCTGGTGGGGCTGGTTTGCCGATCAAGGCGTGGTGATTGCCTTTGGGCAAGGCACGGCCACTCCGGCAGTAGTGCGTCATGGCGATACCTTGACGATTTATCAACCGGCGCACAAATACCGGGATTGCGACGGCACGATTCGGCGGGTGATTAGCGGCGAGTGCGGCCATCATGTCACTTGGGAGGGACCCAGTTCGCTGATCAGGGGATTTGACGGGCGCTTGGTCCTGCCGATTAGAATACCGTTTGAGCTGATTCCAGGACAGTGCAGTTTCAAGATTTATGCCCGGTATTACTGCAATCCGGTGGATCGGTTTTTTGAGCGGCAGGTCTATGAGAGTCCGGCAGTGGAGTTTACGGTGAAGGGGTTGGAGCCGTGATCAGCGTTGACATTCGCGGCCTGCCGGAAGTGCAGCGGATGTTGCGGAATCTCGCGGACGAACAAATGCCCTTTGCCATTAGTAGCGCCCTGAACACTGCCGCATTTGCGATTCAGAAACAACAAAAAGAACGTGTTCCCACGGTCTTTGACCGGCCCACGCCGCTGACAAAAGGTGCATTCCGGGTTGAGAAAGCCACTAAGCAAAAACAGACCTCTGTCGTTTATGTAGACCCGAAACGGGAGGTGATTCTCAAGACACATGAAGAAGGCGGCAAGCGCGGTGATCAGAAGTTGGAACGGTATCTCAAAAGCAAGGGCTGGCTTGGCGGCGGGGCGCGCGCTGTACCGACCGACAAGATGCCGCTCAATAGCTACGGCAATCCGAAAGTCGCTGAGGTCAACAAGATCATCGCGGGATTACCCGCCATTGGCGGGATTAAGGGCGACAAGAAAAGGGTGTTTGTGATTCCGGCGGGTTCGCTGCGCGGTGGATTGTCACCCGGAATTTATCGAACGCTGTCCCGATCCAAAGGCGCGGCGATAGCGAAGCTCTACCATTTCGTAAGCCGGGCTGAATACCAGAAGCGACTGGGCTTTGAAGAATCGGCGCGGACGGAAGCACTGAGAATCTTTCCAGCGATTATGAGCGCGGCGATTGAACGGGCGATAAGGACGGCGCGGTAAGTGATTGATTTATAAAGGTACTTCTAAAC